CCTTTAGCTTTTTCTCAAGCTCTTTAATTTTCTTGTAAAGTCTAAGTGCCTCAAATATTGTCAATTACACCAACTCGGCATAGGACTAAACCCTACACACCAGCTATCATAGTCAATCGGGTCCTGCACAAGAATAATTCTTGTCTGCATATCAGCAGTCCAACCGTCACCTACATAAGAGTAATAGCCGATAAAGGTCTCACCCGCACATGGACTATACTGACATTCTTTAGTCAGAAAGAGTTTAGCAAATGAGTTTCCGTTTTCAATTCTTCCCTTGAAATCACCGATAGACCACTGATTACCGGTAACTATAAAGCTCTCTCCTATGTCTTGAGTACAGACGATCTTATCCATATTCAGTGTCATCAGACATAGATCATAACTACCTGAATTTATCCCTGCAATAGCGGGAATTGATAACATCAGGAACATGATTATTGTCATTAAAGTTTTCATTTTATCACCTCCTTTTAAAACGTGAAATTCCAACATATTTCTGGTCTATCCCAATTTTCACTATCATAAAAAATAATACCTTCGGATGACGTTTGAGCTAACCAGATAATTTTAAATGTTATTGTATCTGTAAACATTTATTTATCACCCCCTTTTTGAAGTACCAAATCTTGATCTATTGCATTAAAAAGTTTTTTAAGATATTTTTGAAAAAGCCTTCTATCCCTTGTCTTTTCTTTATTTATAACATCGTAAAACTCTAAAAAAGCATCTGTCACAGTTGGCCATTTGGCCATTACATCATTTATTTCCAATGTCATAACCGATCTTCCTTTTATAAATCTTCTATTTCATCCTTCCATTTACAAACCCTATCAAATTCAGACTTTAAGAATTGTTTTCCTTCCTTAGACCATTCATGACTTGTCTCGCCTATCTGATACATATTCACATTAAACAGATATAAAAGGCATATCCTGAATGCTTCTTCTTGAGGAATATGCTGAAGATTATTCGCCTCAAACCATTCATAGAAGTTAATGATATATTTACCGTTCATATTATTTCCATTACATCAACTCTTGTTTTTGAATCTCCATAAATAGGAGTTAATTAATGATATATCTTCGCTCATTTTTACTTTTAGAATAAGGGGACAGACTTTCACTGCCCCCTCCTTCTAAAATTTACGCCTTTTTACTTTCTGCGCCCGTTAAACTATTATTTGCACGGACATGATCTTATTTGGGTTACCTAACATCATCCCAAATTCATGCCAGTTTCTTCTTGCCACACCCATACCCGGTTCCTGTCCGATATTGAAGATATCCATTCTCGGGCCGTACCACATATTTGCAGCGATCTCTGAACCGCTGTACTCGATACCGAAAGGCACGAGTATGAACTCGTTATCTATAAACTCATCGGCTATCAGAACAATTTTCTGTTCCGGGAAGAATGTGGGTTTAACGGCTATATATTCTCCTGCGTTGATGGTTCCCGTAAGGGTAATGGTAATGGAAACTCCAGGATTGACTGCTGTAACAGTCGCTTCAAAATCCCAGTCATCGTAACCTGCATCGGCTACTTTATAGTCACAAAGAGCCTTATCACCAACGCTGATTCCCCATGTCCCACCAGTAAGCTCAACTACAACATTACTTGCTGCAGTCTCGGTATTGGTAACTGCATACTTCACCTGAGTCCTCTCGTCGTAAATCGCAATAGGCGGCCAGTCAAGAGCTTTTGCTACCAATTCAGGAGTGATCATCCCAACGGGGATCTCACTCACTTTTACGCCCTGGGTTCTAATGTAAGAACCAAATACAGCCTTTACAGCAGTATTCGCCTTCACATATGCCCATGTCGTGCTCGTCATCCTGATGGTATCCGGTCTCTTACCAGCCCTGTTGATAAATGCCTTGATGTAGGTGTCGTCCATCTGAGAAACAATATCCGTGGCGATATTTGACCATGTTGCTGCCGCATCTTGAGTTTTTACAGGGAAGGTCAGATTAACGTCCATCCTTCCGATAGCGTCATTGAGGATATATCTCACGCTACCTCTACCTATTGCACAATGGGCGATGAACTCCATTGTGTCATTAATCCTTCTCTCAGAGTCAATCATCTCATCGATGATGTACTGCTTTGCATCCATGCGGTATGCAAGGTCAGGGGAAACCAGATCACGAAGCTCTTTTGCCGTAAAGGGCTTGACGTGTCTTGTTGCAATAGGACCCGCTTTTAACATACGGTAAGTCCCTTTACCGATAACCGGTGATTGCTGCATTTCACTCACAAGGGGAGAGAGTCCGAAATCAGGGTTCCTCAATAGCCATGCGGCTTCCCTGTTCTGAATCTTTCTCTGATTCAGTTTATTGACATAAAGGAGCCTTGCCTTATCTGTAGGCGCCACATTAGCTGCTTTGATGTCTTTGATCAATGTCCGTGCTTCCTGTATTGCACTTGCCATGCAACTACCTCCTTTGTTCGGGCAATAAAAAAGCCCCGATGGGATAAATCCCATTGGAGCTTCTTAAAAGCCTATATTTTAAAAATTATTAGTCGAAATTCATCTTGGGCAATGCCGCCTTAAAGCCCGCATCCACAAGAGCGCCGTTAGCATCCACAACCAGAGCCGTATCCACATTGCCATCTCTTGCAGCATCCGCAGTAACATTCCCGCCGCCAACGGTTGTAGTTACATCCTGCATGAGAACACAGGGATTCACATCACCGGTAAGGCTGTCCGCATTGGTATACCGTTTCTTTAAGCCCGCGGTAGCACTATCAATCATTGCGGCACCCATCGGATAAGTTGCCGCCGCATTGCCTACAATAACACAGGCAATAACATCATTCGGACCAATGGCGCTTTTGAACAACTCCTTCGAGGTCGTTGACCCCTGAAGCTTTGTGCCTATCTGTTCACCCATCGTCTTTAACCTCCTTCTTTATTTGTTTTCTTTTTTGTACGGTGCAAGTAAACTCTCATTTTCTGAGGAATATAAGCTTGCATCTGCTTCCAACTCATCTTTTGGCTTGCTCGGTCCTGGTCCGGATGATGCCACTATCTTCCCTTCCCAGTCCACAACTTCTGCCTTGAATGCAGTCTCAAAAGCAACTGTATCAAAAATACCCTGAGCATCCTTGTAACCGCCGGTATTAAGCTTGCCAGTCTTCCTGTCAACAAACTGTCCTCTGATCTTGTCATGGAATGTCTCACTTACTGTGGCAGATGCCATGATATCGCTCACTATCTTCTCAGCCGCAGCCTGATCTTTTTCCTCCTGAGCATTCGCCTTCGTTATCGTCAATTCCTTATCTGTTTCTTTCTTCTCGGCAATAATGCGATCATTCTCCGTGGTGAGGGCCTGCATCTCTCCCTTGAGCTTTAAAATCTCTGCCTTGAGATTTTCTATCTCCTGTTCTTTCAATGTTAGCGATGCTTCAAGGGTTGTCAATTTTGATTCCAATTCTTTGATTTTTTCCGTAGGGTCCATTTTGACCTCCTCCTTTTAAAAGTTGTTTATCGAAATAGGCAATGCCTTTTTCTTCAATCATCACCTCCTGTTTTTCATTTCAAGATATGCTTTTCAATAAGATGATCAGCACGTTCCATGAGGCTATCTATACTATTGGCTTGCTTGTTATCTCGCGCTGGTTCAAAGCTTCCTTTATGATTCTCACAATGTTTTCTTGCTTCCTCTGCCGCCCAGACATCTTTGGGATATCTATAAGCCTGCTCTTCAGGATTCCCACTTTTCCAACCAAAGATAATCTGATATTCTTTCCCATTGTGATTCCTGTATCCGCTTGTATAACGGTCATAATTTGGCTCCCGAATCCGGCAGGAATGGAAGTTGGGATATGGACTCTGAAATTCAGCATCTTCAACCAATATCTCATTTTCTTCAGCCATTTGTGCCGCAAGGTTAATTGTGTCGTCAAGCGACATGATATCATCTATAAGTCCTACTTCCTGACTTTCTTTGGCAAGAAATATCTTTCCGTCAGCCATATTGCTCAATACATGTTGCACTTCTTTATCCCGGTGTTTTGCTATTGAATCGACAAACATCTTATAGACATCATCAACACGTGATTGAATATAGTCTTTCGCCTCACTACTGAGGGGGTTTGCATCATTACCCATCGGTTTATATTTTCCTGCATAAATTAAAGTTCGCTTCAACCCCTTCATTTCATCCTGCTTTGAATAATCATAGTGAGCAGTGATTACACCAATACTGCCTATATGCGCCGTATCATAAGCCGTAATCCTGTCTGTTGCCGAGCCTATCCAGTAAGCTGCGGAAGCCATTAATCCATTGGCATGTGCCAATATAGGTTTTGTTCCTCTATTTGCGTAAATAAAATCAGCAAGTTCTTTTGTTCCGTCGACAGTGCCACCTGGACTTTCAAAATCCAGAACAATTGCATCTATCTCGGGGTTATCGATATTTTCCTGAATAGAAGCTCTGAGAACTTCCGTACTTGTTCCGCCACTTATTGCATGAAAGAGATTCATGCGTTTTGCTATGGGACCATGGACGGGGATAACGGTTATACTTTTCCCATTTGATTCACTCGGATCAACTGATCCGCAGGGTTTATCGCCCCAGGTACCCCCAGCAAATACTTTTACAACTTTAACTTCAAATTTATTTTCAAACCCTTCCAATTTGTCAATATTGGTATGTCCATTGACATAACGCTCGTAAAGAATTGCATGGATATTGTCAAGATATTCAGGGATGATCGCAAAGGGCAATTCGTTGATATAATCAAAAATTCTCATCTTTATCCTTTCTCTTGAAATGCAAAGTTCTTAAGACTTTCCATCTCAGCCTTTGGAATTCTTATATAACATTCTTCCTGAAATTCACACCAATAACAGGGGCTATCAAAAGCGTGAAGACTTCGCCTCGGATGATATCCTTTATTGACAGCCTTTACGAAGTGATTGATTTTCAGGACATAATCATCAATATCCACCTGATTCCTCATATCTTCAAACCAATGAATCCGACCTGTTTCCTTGCAAAAATTACATACTAAAATATCAATCGGTGGTGTTACATTGAATTCATTTGAAATCAACATTACCGCACCGGTAAGCTGATCTGACCCCCTAACCCATATCGGGTCTATAGGTTTTTCAGTCGTCTTATACTCACCGCTAACATATCTATCCCGGCTATCCTGAAAACCTATCAGGTCGGGTTGGCTGGTATATTTCCATGTCTCAGTAATCAAAGCGAGTTTATTTTCAGTTAATATTGCATCTATCTTTTTATTTGGGAATTCCGTTCTGAATTGTTCAAGGAATTTCAGACCTAAATCTTTTAAGGAATACCACGTCTCACCTTCTTTATAAATCAGCGGGTATCCTTCTTTATACCTGTTCCAGTATTCCTCAAAAACTTCAAAGGGGGATTCAAGCTCCGCAATGTGTTTCTTTACCGCAAAATGCAGTGCTGAACTAAATCGGTAAAAAGCATGGATCTGCTTTGTGCTTTTCTTTTCGCTCTTTTCCCTCTCACCTTTGCTTAATTCCCATCGATGAGGACATGACTCATAAAGCAAGATATCATTGGCACTGGTTTTTATCATTTCTCCTTTGTGGCCTCAGCACCCTTATCTTTCAATTTCTGCTCTACCTGTGTTTCTCCCTGCGGTCCCGTGGTCGCTTTGCCGAATTCCAATTCCTCGATAAGTTTCTTTCTGCGTTCTCTCGACAGATCATCTATCCCGAATCTCTTTGCGAGAGTTTCATCTGAAACACCCGCATTCTGTAGACCAAGATGCTTGCTTCCAAAACACGCATTCGCATCTTCTTCTGGATTTTCTATAAGTTTAACGGCGGGGAATGTGAACTTCACAGCATTGCAAAGCTCATCGTCTTTTTCTTCAAATGTAGCTTGACCGTTTACTATGGCTGTAGGCCATAGAACTTTATATGTCGGTGGTAATTTGACTTTCTTTCCGGTAGGACTGATTATTTTACCGCCAAAGGCAAGCTTGGCTGCAAAACATACACGTAGCAATTCATATCGGAAGAACTTCTCAGATTTGGATTGTAGGTTTTCAATTTCTGCGGTAAGCGGGGATCGTGTGGCCTTTACTGAGGCAAAAGGCATCCCTGCACTATCTCCCTGCCATAAATCAGTAGGGGTTCTTGCACCCGCACCGGCCATATTTAGAAGATCCTGATTGCTTCCTGATAATGAAGGGATTTGTGGTGAATAAGCCTTTAACGTTAAACCGGGGAAACAAAAAACCTTGCTACCGGGTGAAAATGGTTCCGTCAGTCCGGTAGCCTTCCTTTCGGCTACAGTCATCTTATTCCAGACGTGCCATGCTACTTTTCCTGTCGGAGTATCAGCAAATTCAAAAGCCCATGTATAAGCGCTTATTGCTCTTTTGTGGTCAACAGCCCATTTAAGAGATTTTACATAAAGATTAATCCATTCTAAAACCGTACTGAGGGATGTTGTATCTCTCAGATACTCCAATACCCCGGTTAGATTTTTCCAATGCAGGATAAATCTCCTGTATCCACCTACCTTCTTAAATTGCGATCCACCGGTAGTTAATTTAGTAAATTTTTCCTTCGGAGTCTTATCTATTACGAGTTTTGCCCGTTCTTTCATATAATCGGGTTCAAGAATAAAACGGGCATCTGGTATAAGTTCTTCCTTACCGCTTCCGTAGTACCTATAGAAAAGCGTCTGTGTAACATCCTCGGGATCGGGAATAAGTCCTTTATCATCAGCCTGTCCTATTTGATCCGGCTCACAGATACGAAGGGTTGCAGTTCCAGCCTCATCGAGAACAACTAATACAAAGAGTTCACCTTCGGACTGCATGCGTATCATCCAGCCAACAGCCCGGAAATAGAGTTTATTTCGGAAGGAATAAACTAAGTCATTGAGGAAAAGATTAATCTCGTAGATATCTGAATAAATAGAAAATCCGGCCTCTGCTACATAGTCGGCCTTTGAATTGACTGAGGCATTGAGAGGTCCGAATGTCCTGTATCTGACATAGGACTGTTTTTGTAATTCACGCCAGTTAAGGTCTGTAGGTTTTGCAGCCTTATAATCAGACTGTGAAGGGAATAGATCGATTAATTCCGTTACGGTGCTTGACCGTTGAATTATATTGTCGGGATCTTGCCATGGAGTGGCAGCTAAATATTCTAACGTACCCTTATCAAGACTTTCGAGGTATTTCCATTCTTCCTTGTCGAAGCGGTCTTTGATTGATGTTTTGGTTTTGATTGTTTTGATTGTTTTGATTTTCTTCATTTAAATAAAAAAGCCCCTCGACATGGCCGAGAGGCTTCCGATAAAATGTGCTATTATATCAATCTCTACATCATATGATTATCTTTGTCAATACCTTATTTTTCATTCCTTTGATTATCAACGAAAGAAATCGTTATATTTTTTATAACGCTATGGATCGACAGGGATCAAAGAGATATAACCCTTATCCAAAAAATATTGTTCTATCTTATTACTCATATCTCTGGCGATATCATGGAGATTTGGTTTATGCTTCAAGCGCCGTGGCAACTTCTCACCTTTTTTAATCCTTTTCTTAAAATGAAGGGCTAAATGCCCATAGGATTGAAATTTTGATGTATCAGGACAAAATCGCAGTAAAAAAATAGCATTAAGGCAATCAAGCGGTACTCGAAAATTACCACCCTGTATCCTGTAATATTCCTGGACAAAATTTTCTACATCTCCCACAAAACAGAATGCTTCTTCTTTCCGGGATTGAACAGCAATCGGATCAAACTTGTCTTTAAAAGTATCTTCCTTTTCTGGTAATAACGTCTTCATGCTTTCAAGGCTTAATTTCACGTAACGATATTTCGATAATAGATGTCCAATACTATCGAAGGTATCTCTCAATTAAAGTGACTCTTTGGGATAATGTGGACATCCATTACAGATAATTTCCACAATTTTTGCATCAATATTTGCTGGCGATGCTTCCATTTTTAGAGTAAGTTTTGAAAATTCTCCTGTTTTTACTTCCCATTTTATTTCTGTAACAGGCAATTTGAGATCTTCCCCCGTGTCAGCATCCTGTATGATGACATTCCTTCCTATCCCATTATTACAAACAATTTTTACTGTTCTTTCTTCCATTTCTTTCATCTTACCTCCCCATTTTTTATTGTTGTTTCCAATGCCTTCAGAAGAACTTCTCTGATATCCTCTATCTGAGAATTCTTTTTGAGAATAAAACCTACAAGACAATTAAGACGCACCGCAATCCAATCAATTCTGTACTTTTCTACAAAGGTCTTCTTCCCGGAATTAACCGAAGTTACTTCCATATGATGTGTATTACAAAGTGGTGCTGTTTCTAAATCAGAACATTTAAGTGCCATGCCACCAGTCGATATATGATGGGCTTCCGATGGACTGGGTTTTTTACAGACAGTACAGGACAGAGTCCGAATATATTCCAGATATTTTGCATTTCTATAAGTCGCCTCTATAAAATCAGGCATCTTTTTTAATCAATCCTTCACATTGGGCGCAATCATGACAAACTTTCTGGAATGTATCTCTGATAAAAAGCCAGTTATCCATAACTATCTTTTTCCTATTGAAATTCATCGGTCTCAATTCTATAAAAGCAAGTTCCCTATCAATAATTTCAAAAACTTTTTCTATATCGTGTATCGGAATCAATGTCTGTAGTCCCCTATCACGTCTTCATTAATAACGGCATTTGCAAAAGATATCTTCTTTATCATTGCCGGTATATCACCCCGTATAGAAGCATTCATAGCATGAGCAAGGGCATAGATAGTATCGTCTCTGGCCATGCCCTGGGGAACTCTTTTGGTAACTCTTTTGTGTTTTGATCCAAACCATCCTCTACCTCCCCCCCCGCCCTCACTAATACCCTCTTGATGCTCGAAACTGGCCATTTCAGTTCTGAGAATATCGCTTATGCCTGTTGGGATATCCTCTTCATGCACTTTATCCTCGCTATCAAACCAGATATCCAATTGCGGGCATTTCAGATAACCTTCATCTGATGCAAGATAAAGTTCTTCAAATATCTTTTTCTGGTGTTTATACGATACAGGGACAACCTTCGGTTCATAACCAAAATCCTCACATTTCTTATGAATCTCAAGAACATTCCAATCTTCAAGGTCTATACAGACACCAATACCCCCAAAAAGCTGGGCAATCTCATTTATGTGTTCCGTTATGTCATCTTCTCTTTTAAGCATTCTGAGATCAAGCAGGAGGAAAAGCCTGTCAGTACCCCATCTTTTGGCATCCAGTATCCCTCTTGCCACTGCCGCAAGCACCGTTCTATCAGCCCGGTCAGTCATCTGTTTTGCTCTATCCAGTCCGAGTCCTATAATCCATTCACAGTCATATATCCGGCTGAAATGTTCCAGTGTATCGATACCAATCGGGATTTTATAATTGAGATAATTCAAACGACTTTCAAGCTGTTTGAGTTCTGTCTTTTGCTTTGTCATATCCATTGCATTATCGTATTTTCTGATTTCTACATTGAGATCCGTTATCCGGTCAATTGCAGTAAGAAGTTCCGTATTCCTTCCAGTTCCGCCGTCAATCCCGATAACCCCCATTTCTATAATCCGTTTTTCGGGAAATAAGCCTGTAGTTGCATCTTCCCACTTGTTATCAAAAAAAGCCTTGTAATGTATGGGGAATGATTTCTTTGCACTTGCAAGAAATTCCGGGGTGATCTTGGGGTTTTGTCTCTGTGTTCCGTCATAATATTGGAAATAACTCAGAGGGTCTGGTTCATTGCCGATAGATATTTCATACTGTCTTTCAAACCAGTGTCCTTTTGGTGCTACGGTAGATTCCGCCAGAAATATTGCATTATCCACGCCTCTGATAGATTGCATAAGCTCTGCAACATCTGTTTCTTTCCCTTTAAACTTCCATGCCTCAGACCATGCAATACAGGTAGCATTCGAGCGCGCACCACCCGCAGCGGATACGATTTCTATTGAGGAAAAAATATTCTCAACACCTCTGCCTGACCGGAGATAAATCCCGTCAGTCGAAACGTCCAATCCGGGAGTGCTCAGCATGAGACTCAGGATAGGTGATGTTCTAATGATATCGTATGCTTCACGATAGACAAGATGTGTAGTCTGCTGTACGGAATTTGTTACGAGATATATTCTTTCTCTGGCAAGATTAAAGAATCTGAATAAGACAATAACAGCTATATCAAATGTTTTATAATCTCCACGGGGCCGACAGGTATAATTAAAGACATGTTCCAGAATGCCATGTTCTTTAAGTTTGAAAACATTTCTGTAAAACTCTTCCTGTTTCGGTGATGGTCTGAAAGGTGTCATCCGGCGAGATCGGCGATCATAGAAGACTATATTTTTATTAGCCCATTCCATGAAGCCTTCAAAAGTTAAAGGATATGCCTTCTCGGTATGATAAATGAAATATCCGGTCTTTTCTGCAATATCTTGAACATCGGTTTTTGTTGGATTCATAACATCATCAATTGTTTTGAATTTCTTTTTAGGATCTGCAAGCTCGCCTTTTAAGAATCGCCTGATATCTTTTCTCGCATAAAAGAAATCCAGACGCCCTGCATTGAGGCGGGTAACATATAGTGATGCACCTTCCTTGACAGGCTTGACAGCATCTACTGCCTTTATGCTCGGCAGCTTCCCGAACCCTTTTACGCCTACTAATGTCCATGACCTGATAACATTAGTTGTTGTATGAACCATACGGGATAATTCACTTATGCGAAATTGTGTTTCATCAAGATTTTTGCTGGCCTCGTCAAATCGTTCGAGATAAATAGGAGTTAATCGCTTAAAATCTTTTGCTATAGCTTTTCCACTTCTTGTAATGCAAACCAAGAAACGGGCAAGATAAGCCGACCATCCGGGATGTTCTGCAGGAGGAATATCAAAGATGAACCATTGCCAGCGCATCCTTTTCATATTTGTCCCACTTTTAGGTTTTATATATAAATCAGGGACAAGACGTTTCTCGGAAATCAGACCGATACGTTTTTTATCCGGTATTGTTTCATCGGAATTCCATTCCAGACAGGCGCGGGCGAGATATCTTGCAGTAAAGGCAATATCAAAAAAATGACGATATTTAGTGTAATAATCTGTAGAGGAGATAAAACGGGAATCTTCGGATTGAGGGGATGGGGTATCTTGCGGGATGTCTTGTGAGGTGTCTTGTGGGGTTAACTCATTTTCATCTGACAAAAGGCGATAACTCCTTTCAGGTCATAGACCTTTGAGTCACCGCCTTTCGTAAGGTAGGTGCTTAAATTAATTTATTATACTTTCATGTTTACCTATTGGTATTCCTCTATTTCCATAGGTTTTGATTTCAAATATTTGACATACCATTTGCACAATTCTTTACGTGATATTGGCAATTTTCCGTTTCTCTGACAATAAGCTTTAAAGGCAATATCTTCAATCCCAACCACGAGATTATTGATTGCCTCAGTTGCCTTTCGGCAAGCAATCTCGAATCGAATAAAAGTACCAGTAATAAGTCCCTTTTGATATTGCAAAATATTCATCTTACATTCCCCCATCATTCATCCTAATATTTTCCTTCTACATTGTAACACAGGATCAGGGACTTCAATATACTTGATTTTACCATCATGGACTACTACTTTTGCAATGATACCTTTTGATAGGGGAAGATCAAAGTCGCCATAGAAAAATTCACTAATTTCATTAAGTTGTTTAAATCTCTCAAGTGCTTCCTTTTTTATCTCAGTATCAGTTATGGTCAGCATTTTCGAGCCTTTCCAGATACACCCATCCAATGCAACGGTTGTTATTTTCTTCTTTGGCGATTGTCCATTCACCATTAGTTTTACGGATTAGTTTGTCCCCTTCAGTGTATGTCACAAATCGCAATTCGAGTCGCTTATGTTTTGGCGGGAAGAAGATTTTGATAATCCCTTTGAGTTTTAAAATTATTTCCTTCATTTCTTTCTCGCCTTAAACCTCAATATAGCCCTTGCCGGAATCATACACGGTGCTCCTGTCTTGGGGTTTCTGCCCGGCCTTGCCACACATCGTACTATCTTGAATGTGCCAACATTGGTTCGCACTGGTTCCACTACAGCAAGTTCCTCAATCTGTCTGAAAATATCCTCTGCAATCTCAAAACTTTTCTGCTGTGAAATCCCAAACTTCACAGCTACCCTGTTTCCTATCTCTCTAAGACCCGCCATTTATGCCTCCTTATCCTTTTATTTTTTCTTTAATTTTGATAATTTGTTATTTTCTAACTTTTTTATAAAATTTTCTTCCTGCAATATTCTTTCTCGTATCAGAGCTTCCAATAAAACAAGATAATTGATACTGTCAGTTATCTTCTCTGCTAATTGCTCAACAGAAGGTAGTTTTATTTCAGCAACTTCATCAAGAAGCAGCTCACAGTATTTCTCATCGATAGCTCATATCCTTGACCATATCCTGAATAGAGACAAGATGCTTTTTAAACATTCCCCATAGTGCCCGTTCAGGACTTTCTCTATCTATTATTCCTGCTTGTTTAAATTTATGTAATTTATCGTTATTGCGACTGTACTCTTTATGTTTTTGTTCAATCATAAGTTCAAGACAATGGTCGAACCTTGCCCGTGCCAAGACTTCAAAATCTTCTATTTTCAAATCGAACCCCCTTTAGACAACCCTTTCAAAAATTCTACTATTCCTGCCTGAATATCTTTTGCAGGTTGCATTTGAATATTTAATTTCAATATCTCAAATGCCTGTGCCTCGGTAAATCCTGCTTCAACAAAAGCATCGTATTGGATTTTCAACATTCGTGCTGTTCCTTTATTTGCACGTTTCATTATTTCCTCGAAATCAGCAGCTTGGCCCTCGAGTTCAGTCAATCCTGCTTTCAATCTTGCTTTTTCTAACTCTTGTTCGATAATACCCATATTCATCTCCTTTCTTTTGAATTAAAAAGGTTCTAAGCCAGAAATTTCTTCCGGTGGCATTTCTGGCTGAGCTTCATCACTCTGTTCTTTTTGTTCTTCCTTCGGTTTAAAAGTCAAGAACTGCACCTTTTCAGCGGTTATCGCCGTTTTTGAATGTGACTTGCCATCACGTTCCCATTTCTCGGTGACAAGTCTGCCTTCAACAAGAACTCTTGATCCTTTACTGAGATATTTACTGCAATTCTCGGCTTGTTTGCCCCAGACAGTCACGTCCCCGAAATATGTTTCTTCCTTTCCTTCCCCATATTTTCTGTTCGTTGCGATCCCAAATTTAGCCACCGCAGTTCCTTGTGGCGTATAACGCAATTCAGGATCACGTGTTAGGTTGCCTATGAGAATCACTTTATTGAACACTTTTTATTTCCTCCCTTCCGACTTCGCTTTCAGCATATAGACAGATCGCGATAGCATCCGCGTGGTTATCGTCAATCAAGGCAATCTCAAACTTTTGTGATATTGCAGCCATCATTTCTTTTTTATCGGCTTTCCCGTGTCCCATAATAAATTTCTTAAGTGTTGAACTATGTACCCCTTGATAATTAATCCCCATTTCTGCGGCCTTCTCATGCACACGTGTAATAAGTCCTACACAGCATTCTGTAGCAGCACCCCCCCGATAATGTGCTTGTTCATAAAAAATTACATTCGGCATTGTCATGTGAAAAAGTTTATCAAGCCAATGCCTGAACCGAAGGAATTTCATACCAGGGGATTCCCCTCTCTTAATAGAAAAATCCTCAACGCCACTTTCAAGGATTTTTGTATCCTCCATTAGACACCAACCGCATTTTGTCGCTACATCCAAGCCCAGAATTTTCATAAAACTATTCCTTTCATAATGCACCTGCAAAAATATGAAGTGCCGTACCACCCTGATATCCTTTCTTCATCTCCAAAATACAACACTGTATTCGACTCCTCGGAAACGTGCACCGGGGCAAACTTGTTACACTCACAAGACCATAATGAGATATCATGTTTAAACGCTTTTCGGAATTTATTAGAATGAACCATGGGAGAAGTGCAATTATGTTATTAGTCATTCCCATTACAGCAAGGAGGTACCGATAACCTTCCGACATCGGCGTAAAGGGCGGGTTCATTACCACATAGTCAAATCGAGCACTGAGCGGGATATTCTCAAAACGCTTCGGTGCGGTTACGGTACCTTTCTTTGAAAGAGCATGAACAAGATTGCCCTTGCCAGGCGTAGGCTCTAAGATGGTACCGCACTTTACGGGAAGAAATGATGCCATATATTCACAGATTTTTATTGGTGTTTGAAAGGACTCCGCTGAACAGAACAACTCATTTATCTCTTCGAGCACAATTCTTCCCACTTATTTCTTCTCCATTAATCTTTTGTCGAGCCCCTTCAAGGTCACTATATCGCACATTCCGGCCAGTCTGGATGAGATCCTGTCATCAAGTCTTTGAGCTATCTCTTTGAGTGTTAGGTTGCTGGTTACGATTGTTCTTTTTATATCTCTGTATCGCTTGTCGATAATCGTATAGAGAGTCTGGATTGACCATTCCGATGTTTTCTCAATACCCAGGTCATCCAAAACAAGCAAAGACACTATTGAATATTTGTCAATGATTTCCTTCTCACTTATCCCGTCCGACTTGAACGAATGCCTGATTTCAAGCAAGAGATCTGGTATTGATACGAACATCGGCATTGCATATTCATTGTCTGATGTATTTTCCAATATCTCTTTGCGGATAATTGCACAGGCTAAGTGAGTCTTCCCTGTCCCTCTACTTCCAGAGAGAAATAATCCCGTATTGCCAATCTTAATTTTTCCAAAATCATCAACCATGGCTTGAAGGTATCGCCGGGGCACACCGCGACGTTCAAGGATTTCCTCAATATGTGCCTGGGTATAAGCTCTCTTTTTCAGTTTGCGTTCTTCTAATTCTCGCTGTTCATTTTCTTTTATTTCTTGTTCATGTTTTTCGTAACATGAATCGCACATTTGCGGATAGATCAATTTCATTGCAAAACTGGAAAATATCCCTGTTATCTTTTCCGATGCACAGGTAGGACATGTTTTTGATATATCAGCGCCTTTCAGTATTTCAGCCATTTGCTGGATAATAATATCATCTTGAGTAGCCCTTGCCTTTTCTATCGCATCTTCAAACCTACCCTTCAAGATCGATGACCGTACCGAGTCCATTATATTTTTCCGATTCTGTGTTATCTCCTCCCGTTTCTCCCGGAGGAGCCTGTCGGCTTCTTGGACGCCCACTATTGCCTCCTTTCTTTTTAGAAGTTATGACCTGTTTAAGATAATTAATATTCGCTATGTCCTTTCCGGTCATTTCCAAAAGGGCATCTCGAAAAACAGCCTCATCCTCTGTTTCCGTTAGGACGACACCTAACTGGCATAGTAAAGACAGTTTCCTCGGATCGCCTAAAATCCCCGTCTTATTTCGACTTGCCGAAACAGCTATGAAGGAATCAACTGCCGCCTTCGACAGTATGAATTTTTTTTCTTCGATTTCGATTTGCGACAAAAGATCTTTATTCTTATTCTTTGGTTGGTTGGTTGGTTGGTTAGGTACAGCCGACAGTCGGCTGACATGTACTTTAGATTTGCCATTGTCTATAGCCGACAGTCGGCTGACAACGGTTTCGTGTAAATCCTTTATTTCTTTATACTTATCAGGATTACGTTTATATCGTGAATCTCTAAGATACCTGCCTGCATAGTCAAGCCAGTCATGAATTAAAAATTGTTTTTTCAAAGTTTTGTCTAAAAATCCAGCATTATAAAGGGATTTTATTAATTTTTCCCCATCATTTGGAGGCAATCCGATTGCAATTGCCACCATGTCAGCCGACAGTCGGCTGACATTTCCGTCGGGGCAATAATCGAGACACCACCACCAGAGACGATGTAATTTTCCGATTGTAATATCTAAATCCCATCCCATCAATGAAGATAATTTCGATGTTTTCGGATTATCTTTGAGCGTTTGATGACTTTCAATCCACGCCGTAGCAATCACCTATCTTTTTAATCTTTGCTTTATGTTTAAAATTAAAGCCCTCTATTGATGCTTTAAGGAAGTTTCTCATCTTTCTTTTGTCAAACGAGTGCCCATTGTGGTTTCCCACCGTTTTTTCTCAGCATTCCACATTTCGACTACCCAAATATAATTGGCCAATTTAACCCTCCATTCGAGGGGATAAACCCCTCAATTTATTGTTATCCTGGTTCTTCTTTAATCACTTGCCCCTTCTCTTCAAACCGAAACCTTGTACTCGGTGTAACCTTGAACATTTTCTTGATTTCTGTCTTTGTTTCATCCTCTTCTAATGCCTTGATTTTATCGGTGTCAATTTTAAGAAGAAGATTAAGGTCTATCCCCTTATCGAGACAATAAGAAACCAGCTTATCAGGTTTAACCCCTTTCCATGTTTCTGATAGGAAATATCCATATTCACCCGTTCCGATATCTATCTTTGAATCAGTTGTCTTTGAGTACAGGGTCAAGTTTTTCAAGATATCCCCGATTTTCTTCTTGAGGACCTGAATCTGCATTCCGGCATCAATAGCCTGTTCCATCGTCTTTAGTGGTATAATGCCTTTCTCAATTAAAGGACATTCATACCGGCATATCGGACAATTCTCACCTATTAAGGCTGGCCATTCTGTTTCAGGGTCATTGATTCTCTTGGTAAGTCTATCCGTGAAGTTTCTGATTTGCTGCTCAACCGGTTTAAGGTCTTCAACGGTTAATTCAATGGGACCTATCTTTTTATTCCATCGGGTGAAGTGATAAAACATCTGGAACTTTTCAAGGTATGGATTGAGTACCCATAAAATCCATGTGTAAATCTTCGTCTGAAGCGATTTTCTGAGTTGGCTCTCCGGTGGGATATAGAATCCTGTCTTATAGTCCGTTATTATCCCTGTGGCAAACTCAGGGATAATATCTACCCTATCCAGCTTTGCCCTGAGCCAGACATCTGCAGCATTCCAATCGACTCTTTCAAGTAACCAGTTCAATGCAACCTCGACTTCAGCGCCCCACATGTAGTCAACGTCAATGGTATGACTCTCAGCAAAGTTATTTAATGGCTCCCTGATATCCTCATACCGTGATTCAGGTATATAAAGATTCTGTGACCAGACATCAGCAAAGATAGTATTGAAAATCTCAGCATCTGCAGGTAGTTTTTGTGCAAGAAGGGCCTTATTATAGAGTTCAATAACTCTATGTCCGAATTTACCTTCAAGAAGTGGCAACGGGGTCAAGGCGTTGTCTTCCTTTTCCTCATCAGTTTTCTCGATAAGGTATTGTTGCTTGAAGAAATTCAAACAATCATAAGCCCGCATCCTGGTTGGAGAAATTGGGAAATGTTCAATGAGTTCTTTTGTCATTTTTTCTTCCCCTTATCCTTGCCAAATAGTTCATCTGCATGAGGAGATATGCCTTCAGTTTTTGTCTCCCCTTTTTCCTCTGCTTTCTTATGAACAATCTTTTCTTTGAGTTCAGCTATCAGTTTTGTAACTTCCTCTGGTTTGCCTTTGCATCCTGCCAGCTTCATTGCTCTTTCAGCCTGATTGACTTCAAGGGTGTTGAAACAATCTTCAATAAATGCAAGGTCTTTTTCGGGGATGTCGTAGGTAATAGGGACTATTTCAGATTCTACGTCAGCATCAGCATAATCATAAAACTGTTCTCCTGTTGTTTCATTATCGCGTATAATTGCCTGATCTGCCTTAATTCCTTCCATGATATCCGTAGAGAGAGGTCCCCACTTCGAGAGAAGCTCTTTTAAAAGCGTTTTACGACACATGGCATCTGTGTCGCTCTGCCATGGACCGCTTGTAAATGCCTTTGAGAATCTTTTACCATGGGCCAAAAGCGATTCTTTTTTGCGATATATCACTTTTCTAAATCCATTCTTTAATTCATACATGGCGGCATACCCAATAATAGGCGCCTTTTCTCTTGTCTTTTCATCGTCAATGTTATGCAAAGTAAGGGTTTCAGTCAGTGCATCCCATATTGTCAATTCACCTTCTCGTATATCGATAACATTGATCGAACGATATTGCCCTGTCCGCATAGCAAGTTGAATAAAACCCTTGTATCCAATTTGAAACTGTGCTTCATGTCCATAGGGAACAACATAGGCAAAACCAAGATTATTATCTAAGGGAAGATTTAGGGATGTGGCCTTTAATCCACACATCATTATGGATTTTGGTTTGCATTTCTGTAATTTGGTTTCGAGATTGACAAGTGAAACCAAACTCGTAATAAACTGTCCAGCTCGTTCCTTTAGAACATTGTCCAGATATCCTTTTACTTTTGGAACATTCAGGAATCCCTGTACAGTCAATAAGGATTCATTTTTTATTTCCAATTCTTTTGATTCCATAAAACCTCCTTAAACTAATACGGTGAACCACTATGATTATTTTTATTTAATTCAGCCCGTGCCATAACCAGAAGGTCAATAAGTCTCCCGATATTAATCGGATTGATTGTTATACCTTTCTGTGTCGGTACGGCTTCTCCTTTTGCATCTTTAAAATGAGACCGGATATCGACATAAGGGAATCTCTTATATTCTTTAACGGAAATCCTTACAAAATCATCTCTATCTTTTCTGATAATATCGCCTATGACTACATCGCTCACTTCACACTACCTTTTTTTGTATAGGCATTGGAAGCGGCACGTGCTTACAATATTGAAGCTAAGAGAATCCAATAATTTTCCTGCCAAATTTTCTTCCCTCGGCTTCCATTGTAGTTGAATATTCTTTCCTGACAAGATTTTTATGCCCGCCTCATAAAGTGGCCTCAAATTGTGGGCTTTGCAACGATATTTCCCTAATAATTGATAGATAACAAGCTGGGAATCGCTAATAATTGTATCGCCGCTTCGTGCAATAATAAGGGCATTGATAACGGCAGAATATTCAGCAATGTTATTTGTAACATCACTATGTCCGAAGATTTTTGCATACATAATTAATTCCTGATTTTCATTAACTATCCCCCATCGGGAATAATTACCGTTCCATCCACCGCCATCCGCATAGTAGATCATTTAAACCTTTACACCTTCTTTCAATGCTCCACCTTCGATCCAAACTGCATCTTCCGGTATCTGAGCCGATATCACCTTTGTGGCAAATACCTGAAAGCCCTCTACATTAATGAACTCCCAAAACTTCTTATAGGACTCGTCATCAAGGCATTCAATACGGTCGGCACAAATAATTTTTAGCTTGGCGTTTTTATTCCGTTCCTTATAGATCTGCAGAGTAGTGAATAACTGGTCACTTGTAGCCATAAGAGATAACCTATTGCCATCAATCACCACTTCATCACCATCAAATGTCAGGCTTTTGAAAGATATATTGGTGTCCTGCATAATCTGTTCTGGTAAATCCTTCCTGAGTATTTCTATAATTGCGGTTAACTTATCCGAACGAGCTTTCTGCATTTCGTAGTCAACTTTAAAATCCATAGCCTCTTTGAAGGTCTTGCTCAATTCCAAATCGTTTTTCAATTCAGATAATTGCTTCCCTATAACCGACACATTGGGAATATTCTCGGTTGAAGGTAATTGTTTAATAGTGGTTCTATCGCCTTCTATTGACTTTACCAGTTCATTCTTATGAATCTTAAAATCAAGTGCTGTCTTAATTACTTCTCTAATCTCGTCTCGTTTCCTCATTAGTTCTTGAATTTCCTTGTCGATTTCGTCAAGAGAGCGTTCATAGATAGGCAAATTGTCTATCAGCTTATCATCTATCCCTTCAAGTTCTTTCTCGGCAGTAAGAATAGTCCCATTCAACCTGTCCCGTAATGCCTTAGAACCTTCAACTTGCTTGATTATTGCCTTAGCCTCTGCAAGTTCTCTTTCCTTATCATCAATGTTGGTCTGTATGACTTCTGAATCCTGATAGTCTTCTTCCTTGAAATCCTTAACCTTTGCTAATGTATCCTCATAAAAGGTCTTAGACTTAGCAACTTCCTTATTTATCTCTGACCTTTTTGTGTAGATAATATTCTCAGCGTCTTTGAGGACTTCCAATGCTGGCGATTTAAAATCGAGCCTGTCTATTATCTCTTGTTCAAGGATATTTGATAATAGCTCTGGTTCAATTTTACCGATATTGAATGTTTCAAGAAACATCTGTTTCTGTTCCTTTGGATTTTTCAAGACAAAAGAAATTGGATCGAAACTGAGATCACTATCCCCTAAAAGAAAATCAAGATATGCCTGTGGTGATGCTTTAATGTCACCATCTATTGTCTTTACCTGGAATCGTTTAGATTTTTCTGTAATTACCCTTCTGATTTCATGGCCGTCACTTAATCGGGCCATAAATGAAGATTTATCTTTTCCGTGAGAAATTATCTCGATGCCGGCCCCTTTTAAGATAGCTTTGAGTAAACGCAGAATATCAGTCTTGCCTTCACGATTTTTTCCGACAAAGACGTTCACTCCTGGACGCGGTATATAATCCATTTTTGAAATAAGTAAAAAGTTTTCTGCCTCTATTTTCGTTACAGTAATATTGCCGTTTGTTGTCATAAAACCTCCTTTAATGACCTGATGATTCTTTTTTATGCAATATCTTACGTACATTTTTAAGCCACTCATCATCAATGCGATGATCCACGGCACGTTCCAATAACTCACGATATGTCCTTATCTCTGCTCTCATTTCACGTACACATTCAGGGCATCCACTTGCCTTGTTTGCATCCCATACTCCATGTGTTTTACATTCGTATTCCATACTTTTTTCTAACCTCCCATTCAATCAGATAAACTGATTAATTCTTTGTTCGGCTTATTCAGCCACACGTACCATGTAGCCGTGCCGGTTTTCGTTCCCCAGTGTTTGCTCGGTCGCTGCCATCGGCGCGTTTCTTTCAGTTCTCCCGCCAGCGCGAGCGGTACTTCGAGCTTGATTCTGCTGCCGTTCCATTTCAGTAGGCATGTGCCACCGGGTTTTAGCACACGCCTGATTTCTCGGAAGGTTTTTTCGAGGTAGTCGGTTAGTTCTGCACGCGAGCCGTACAGGTTTATTCCATACGTCACGTAGAAGCGGCTGTATTCCCGCCCCTCGCAGCATGGTTGCCCCTTTCGGAAGCTGAAGGGTGGGTCGCACCATGTCGAAGGAGTCGTTTTCCAGCGGGAGAGCGCGG